GGGTGGACAGCCAAAGGTTATCCTAACTGGCTACGACACTCTGGAGAAGGTTCAGCAACTACTCCAGCCTCAACAGAGGTTCACGGAGATGAAGAGGGTAGTACCCGGCGTCAACGGCGTCAAAGGTGTTCCCGGTATGGAAGCAGGATTCGTCGTGGCAACCTACAACGGCGTTCCACTAATTCCATCCAAGGACGTGACGGCGGATTCCGGCGAACTGTCAAGGATGTATTTCATGGACAGCGACTATATGTATTTCTGCACGGCCAAGCCAACCCTATACCACGAGTCTGGTATCGAGACTGGCGACCCATTCGGGATCAACAGGCTAGGACAGATGGGTATGTTCCACACGATGGGCGACCTATGGCAACTATTCTATCGAGCGCACGGAAAGGTGAGGGACATCGCCGCGTAGGTGTTCGGAGAATGATGGAGAAAAAAGGAAGTGAAATGAAATGGCAAACACGAATCTAACAGGAAACGGAACAGTAGTCTTCGACAGCCGCCTATGGGGTGGAGTCGGAGAGGATGACACAGCATGGCTACAAAGCCCAATGGGAAGCAACAGCGTGACTGGCACGATCAGTCTAGCAGTTGTGGACGTAGTAGTGACTGACGGAGATGCGGCTTTCGCATACGACCTAGCACTAGCAACAAACGCGGTGGCGGGTTCTGCACTAATCGGACTACTCGGAGCGCACAACATAACTACCGCAGGTGGAAACGCCTTCACAGTTGCAGGGAATGTGTCAACAACCACCTTGCTCAAACTGACCCCGGCATCAGCAGGTCAGGACGGCGACACGGTTAGACTGACATTCCTATACCGTTGAAGGTGAGCCAAGTGGCTCTTAGCCTTCGATATGCAGGAGCGCGACCCTACACAGAGTTGCGTATCAGCAAGCACCAAGTCATGGGGTTCTCCCGTGGCATGGTGCGTGACGATGTTCCAGAGGATCTGATAAAGAACACAATCATGCCGATGATAGCAAACGGTGCAACCGCTTGGGAAGTCATAGGCACAGAAACCGCTCAGGCGAAGAAGATGCTTGAGGTGGTCGAGGAACCCGTAGTGGAACCAGAACCGGAACCGGAACTCATAGTGGAAGAGGAGATCGAGGCAGCACCTGCTGTGACGGACAAGGAAGTCGATGTGGACATCCTTCTAGCAGCATCGGGCTTCGATACGAAACTAACACGGGCGCAGATGATGGCATGGTGTTCTGATAAGGGGATACCAGTCAACAACCGCTCGACCAAAGCGTCTATGACTGATGCTGCCCGTGCTTACGTCACGGGGGCATCTGAGTGACTGACTCATACACGGACATTGATGACGGCACAGGCCGCTACGCGAGCCGTGTGCGTGTCAATCGAAGAGTCCTGACTCTAACCGCAGATGGGACTAACTCCCTTAACGGGACTTTGGATCTCAACGGCAAGATAGGAAGATTAGTCCTTGACCCGTCAAGAGTGACTTGCGGTTCCAACACGGCAACCGGAGGATCACTCAAGATAACAATGGATGTTGAAGATACGGGTGGGACTGAATACCCTTACTGTGAAACCATCGCGGGTCTTGATGTACGGACAGCAAGCAATACTCCTCTGAATTTCCAAACATCAGAGGGAGCGAACATGAATGCAGACGCAGGAGCCACTAGCGGAGTTCACTTCACCGTGGCTGCTCCTAGTTCTTCAACGACCGGCGGAGTCACGATTGACGAAGCAGCATCATGGAATGGGCTTGTCTGCGGACGTGTCAGATTTACGGTAGCCACTTCAAACAGCACATTCTCAGCAGGAACGATACGAATAATCGTCCTCCACGAATAGTCTGAAAAAAAATATATGTTAAATAGGATTGTCCCCAAGGTTGTTTCAATATGGCACTCACAGTAGCGCAACTTGGACGAACGAATGTGACGGGCAATAGGCTTACTGTCGCCCTCAAGATAACCCCTGATTCATCATGGCTTGCAGCAGGTGAGGCTCTGGATCTAACAACTTATGTCTCCAACATAGAGACAGTCCACGTCGAGAGTCCCGGCGGATATGTATTCAACTATGACCGAACCAACAAGAAACTCCTTGCTTACGAAGCGGGTGCAGATGGCGCGGCCCTTGACGCAGTATCGGATGCAACCAACCTATCCGCTCTTACTGTATATCTGTCAGTCACAGGTGGGCGAGCCTAATCGGGGGCTTGCCGGTGGGACTAGAAGTCGGTGAAATCTGCTTTGAAGAAGCACACGCAATAGAACGTCGTCGTAAGACTCGCATGGCTGAGATAGCCACAGGCGAAGGTTCTATCCATGAGGGTGATTCTCCTTTTAGTAAGAAGAACCTTGCTAAGGCACAGACGATCAAAATGAAAGTAAGAGGAAGGGAGAGATTTGACATTCAGAATATTACTTCGGGAACCCGATGTAAGAATTGCAGCCTCCTTCATTTCTGTTGGACTCCAAGGTGTGCCGGATGCGGATACGACATGGACTACAATCTGGGGAGACATGGGTGATGCGTAGTGCCAAGAGTATTCACACCGGGTCATAGGCCAGATCAGCCACTCTATCCAACTGACCTAGTATATACGACAGTAGCGAAGGTCGAGGCTTACCTCCAACTCCCTGAAGCAAAGCCAACTGAATTGATAGGGAATACCTCGACAGCAACTGTCGGTGGCGTGACATACATCAAGATGCCAATCTCCGGCAAGGACTACCGAAGATGGGGGTTCGCAACGGATGATGTCATCACGCTCTATGACGACGTTGATGCATTAGGTAGTTCCCTGACACTCACAGGTGTCGAATCATCGGGATCGAGCGGGGGGGTATTCCTCAAGGCTGTTGACCCCGGAACAGCATACACCAAGGCGAACAACGCAGAGGTGCAGCCATCTTCTATACTGTCGAACTCATCACAGAGGGGGATTACCAAATCACAAGTGGAGACTCTCATACAAAGGAGGCAAGATTACATCGACAGGATATGCAGGGTATCATGGCGACCACGCATGGTTGTCGATGAGTATCAGAACTTCACTACGTTCAAACCATACCGCCGTCGATACTACACGGATTATGTCGGTGCTATCTATCTGAGGAGTCGTCCAATCCAGAGAATATTGAGAATGGGCGTATGGCAAGGAGACAAGTATCGTGAACTAGCGGCTGCTAGAATCAGGCTTGTCGTACAGGAACCACATCTGCTCAATGGCACGGATAAGATATTCCTATGTCCGGGCATTGCTCATACAGCCACCCTGTCTAGTGGGACTTCAGCAACTACATGGGCTAAGGATTTCGGGGTGAAGACGATCGCTAGTGAGATTGGCAATCTGATCAACGAGGATTCGACAACAGGCAAGACAGCCATCCAGATAGGAACCATGACCGAGAATAGCAAGGCACTCAACGTCGCACACGAGTTCTTGGCTACTGCGAACAGCGATGAAGGAGATGGCAATGTTTTGATAAGCAGTATGAGATCAACAGATGAGGGAGAGATAGTCACCATTGCCGTCACTAATGAGAGTTGTTTTGATTTTGATTTGAGCAATACAAACAGTTCCACCGTTGCTTCGACAGGAAGCACGTTTGCTGTTGCAGATGGTTCTGGTTTCGTACAAGGCAATGGCTTGTATTACTATGGCTCAGGGACATCCATACGAGTAGCGAGATGCACTAGGAGTGGAAATAACATAACGATAGCAGATGATCTTACTTCTAACTTCCAAGCAGGACTTACTACAAGCACGGTCATGAAGCAAACGACGTTTGATAGCGATTCGACTGATGAGCAGAGGCAGAAGGACTGGTGGTCGATAGAGGACAACGGGGCAATCATGTTCAACAACCAGTATCCGTTCTTTGAGAATCACAGCCTCAAGATTTCATACGTCTATGGAGAGAGGTATCTCGATAAGACGATTGAAGATGCTTGTACCAAGTTGGTTGCCATGGACATCCTGATGACTGATGACTATACTGCCATGTTCCCAGAGGGAACTCAGAACGTCGATCTAAACTCAAAGATTCAGAAGTTGGATGAGGAGGTCAAGAGGCTCCTAATCCCATACCAAGAGAGCATAATCGTAGCGGGCATGGGTGGTTAGTCTGTGGATAAACTCATTGCCTTTTTCAAGAACATGAATGAAGTCCTAAAGCAAACCTCCAAGGACATCGAAGACTCCGCGAGAGCGGAGAGGACTATGTTCGATGCTACCCTTAAGCGCGAGAGGGAGATGTCCGAAGCAGATGGTCTAAACTATTCCGAAGAAGAATTGGAGGAGATTGCCATGAAACAGGTCGAGAATAGTGCGTCAAGGCAACGAAGGGATAGTGCAATAGAGAGATTGGAGGCCGCACTCGATGGCTGATCCGATAATCGCATTGAGGGACATCCTCCAGACCAATTGGTCGAAGCCCCCGGAACCATCCATCGAGGACATCGCTGACCTCGACAAGGGCGATGCGAAGCGAGTGAGGATGCTCGATAACGATGTCATCCGTATCTTTGAGACAGCACATAATGAGGCACAGCCCGAACTCCTCTATGATTACGTCAACGAACACGTCAACATCACCATCGACATAAGGACGGTGGATAGCAGAGACAGGCTATCAGAGTTGAGGAATGAAGTCAGACGCATCATCCATGGTTTCAGGAAGGGTGACGGGACTAACTTCGATCGAGCCATATTCAAGACGAGGACTGACTTGTCTGATAGGAGCAAGAAACTCTTCAGATATACACTCCAATATGAGATTGTCACATTCAGCCTTCTCGCTAATGCCGAGGAACCAGTAGTGAATCCGGCATCGGGAGAGGTTTCCGGGGGGAATACATATCAGACCTATGATGGGGATCTAACCACTTTAGCCCAAATGACCCCCTCTGATAGCGTATTCATCGTAGGAAATGGAAGTAATTGGGCAGCAGAGAGTGGGGCTACTGCAAGGACATCATTGGGTCTTGGGACGATAGCCACTCAGGATTCAGATGATGTATCCATCACAGGTGGTTCCATCAATGGTGTTGCCATTGGAACAAGCACTACTGGTGTAGTGTATAGCATAACAGCCGGGACAGGCATTACTGCAAATCAAGCCGCAGGTGCGGTCACTCTCAATGTGGGTGGACTAACCGTATCCGAATTAGCCGCGAACAGCCTTCAAGTGAGTTCCGAGTCCTTTGCAGACAACGATACCTCGTTGATGACATCTGCGGCTATACAGGACAAGATTCTCTCATATGGCTACACCACCGAGGTAGGAGACATTACTGCCGTCACAGCAGGGACGGGGATGACGGGTGGGGGGTCGAGTGGGGCGGTGACGCTGACGCTCGATCTCAAAGACGAAGACAACATGGCATCCAACTCAGCCACTCATGCCGCATCACAGCAATCCATCAAAACATATGTCGATACACAGGTCACGGGCTTGGTCGATTCTGCCCCCGGCGCACTCGATACGCTGAACGAACTCGCGGCGGCTATCAATGACGATGCGTCATTCTCATCGACCATGACTACTGCTCTTGGGAACAGGGTGAGGGCAGATGCATCTCAATCCTTCTCATCATCCGAACAACTGCAAGCCCGCACCAACATAGGTCTGAGTGCCGCATCGGTTCCAACCGCAGGGACGGGCATCGACATTAGCGGTTCTGAGATTGGTGTGGATGTCAGCGATTTCATGTCTAGCGGTGCGAACAACCGTGTCCTTACTGCAACCGGGACAGACGCATTCCAAGGGGAGTCCACCCTCACATACGATGGCACTACGCTAACGATAGACAACGGTGCAGATGAAGTCATTGCCCTCGGTAGTGGTAGTGGCTTGGCAACCATTGAGATCGGCGGCGACTCCGGTGCGAGGATTGATCTCAAATCCCCAAACTCAGATGATTACGACATAAGGTTGCACACTACGGGATCGGGTGGAGAATTAATCACCGCCTCTCCATTGACATTCAAGACATCAAATAACAACGATGACATCTCATTTGCCCCTCACGGGACAGGTAAGGTGAAGATTGGTTCGGGAGGGACGGAATTTACGTTCCCTACTGAAAGAGGCACTTCCGGTCAAGTCCTCAAGACTGGCTCAAACGGTGTAATAGCATGGGGAACGGATGACAACGACAACCATACCTATGCAATCAGTTCTGCGACTGTCACAGGAGGGGCAAACCTTGTCTTGACCGCAGGTGGTTCAGGTAGTGGCACGGATACCGTCAAATTCGTAGGAGGGACAAACACAACCATCACTCAATCATCAGATGAAGTCACAGTAGCATCATCAGACACAACGTATTCAACAACAGTAGTCGATTCATCTGATGATGCCCTGATACGCCTTACAGCAGGTGGTTCGGGAAGCGGTAATGATGACATCAAGTTAGTAGCGGGAACCAATGTCACACTTACCCCGGATGCCGGGACATCCCCTCCGCAGATCACAATCACAGCATCCACTCAAGGAGACATCACAGGAGTCGTTGCAGGTACGGGTTTATCGGGCGGAGGTAGTGATGGTGATATTACAATAAACGTGGATGTCTCTGAGTTTAGTGCGGTCACGCCCGCATCAGGTGACTCGTTCCTTACTTTGGATTCCGATGGTTCGACTGAGCAACGCACTACTGTCGATGCTTTGGCGACCCTTCTCGCAGGGACTAACATATCTGCTTCAAGCGGAGTCCTCTCTTCCACCGATACCAACACATTCAGAACCGTGACAGCAGGTAGCAATACACTAGGGGCATCGGAAACTCTTGCCTTTACCGCAGGATCGAACGTCACCATTACAGAGAGTGGCGGTGCGGTCACAATCGCATCAACGGACACGAACACCAATACTCAACTATCTCAAGAACAGGTTGAAGATTTTGTTGGAGGTATGCTTGATGGTACTGAAACATTCATCTCTGTAAGTTATGATGATACTGATGGCAACATCGACTTCGTTGTTCCTGTGTTGGATGAAGACAACATGGTTTCCAATTCGGCCACCAACCTAGCAACACAACAATCGATCAAGACATACATAGACAGTAAAACCGCATCCATAGTCGATTCTGCCCCTGCCGCCCTAGATACTCTGAATGAATTGGCGGCGGCTCTGAACGATGATGCCAGTTTCTCATCAACAACTGCCACATCTTTAGGCAACAGATTGAGAATTGACGACAACCAATCCCTCAATGGTACGCAACAGGCACAAGGTCTGACCAACTTGGGCATTACTGCAACCTTAGCGGAAATCAATATCCTTGATGATGGACTATCCGCATCCGACATTCCTAGTTTGGCTACTTCAAAGATTACAAGTGGCACATTTGCTGATGCTAGGATAGCACAGAGCAACGTCACTCAACATCTAGCCGTTGGTTCGGGGGGAGGAATCGGCCTTTCCGGTAAGACATTCACCTTAGACCTAGATGGTATGACAGACATAGGTGCGGCTTTGGTCGATGCAGATCTGTTGATTGTTGATGATGGGGCGGGTGGGACAAATCGCAAGGCAACAATGAGTAGGCTGAAGACCTATATGCAGAATAACCTCACATTCACCACAAATACGAATACGAATCAACTTACCACCTTTACTCTCACCGCAGATAGTGGTTCAAACCAAACGATAGCGCATGGAAACACATTGGACATAGCGGGTTCTTCACCCATAGTGACAAGTGTTGGTGGAACCGATACTGTGACAGTTTCATTGGATGATCCTGCTAACCTATCCCAACTAACAGAATCAACCGATGCTACGGATGACAAGATATTGCTGTGGGATGAATCCGCTTCGGCATGGAAATACATGACGATTGACGACTTACAAGACTCCATTGATACCTCAAGTGGAGGGGGTGC